TACGGAGATGGTAAGATGCGTTTCCAATTCAAAATATCTAAACAAAGAAAGATAGATAGCCTTACAGCTATATTAGATGAGCTAGGCTATGCATATACGGTAAAAGAGGCCACAAAAAGCGGCTTAAATAAGCTACAACCGTTCATGATAAGACTTTATAACAACAAGACAATTAAGCCCATCTATGAGCTTTTAAATGGCAAAAAAGAGTTTCCTAGCTTCTTTAAGCTATTATCGGAAAGACAGGCTAAAATTGTAATTGAGGAAATTAAAATAACAGATGGAAGTGTAAAAGACGGTGGGGTATTTTGGACCACTACCTCTAAAAATGACATAGATACAATACAATTAATGTGTTTACATAATAACATATTTACTTGTTTGTATGATGAAAGGTTTAATAATTCTGGATTTGCAAATGGGAAATTGCAGTACTTTATGAAAATCAGGTACTCTTTTTCCCATAATTCTCCTAAAAAGATAGACAGTTTTGAGTATGATGGAGAAGTGCATTGCGTTGAAATGCCATTAGGTAGTGTTATAACAAGATATAATGGAAGAATAGCATTTAGTGGCAACTGTGTTCGTTGGGAGAAATTTTTAGAGCAGAAGGTAAGAGAAATATGGGATGACCCTTATTTCCATTTAGAAGAAAGATTAAGACTTAACGAGCAGAAAGTTCAAATACTTGATGATACTGTTTTGGTTAAGGCAGGCAAGCTATCTATTACTCATGGACATCACATTTTCAAGGGCATATTCGTACCTGTAAGTCCGGCACGAGGGGCTTTTTTAAGAGCAAAGCAAAGCGTTATTGTAGGGCATTTGCATAGAGCAAGTTACCATACCGAGATGGATTTGGATGGCAAGGTTATTGGCTGTTGGTCAACTGGGTCACTCTGCGAATTACGCCCAAATTACAGTCCGCTAGTAAGCAATGCGCAGCATGGATTTGCACATATAACTATAGATAAAACAGGAGATTTTACTGTTAAAAATTACCAAATAATAAACGGAAAGTTACATTAATGGAAAAAGTGGACCACCCAGCACATTACAATGCTGGCAATATAGAGTGTATAGATGCTATTGAAGAAGCAGTTAAAGGATTAGATGGTAAAGAAGCATTTGCTACTGGTAACGCAATTAAGTATCTTTGGAGGTGGAAACGAAAAGGTGGTAAAGAGGACTTAAAAAAGGCAGTTTGGTATATTAACAGACTAATAAATGAGGACTAATGAAACTAACATCTACACTAAAAATATCTACCTACGGATGCAAGGTGGTACTTATTATTACAGATTCATTAATAAATGAAGCTAATAAAGTATACAAAAAGCATAAAATGGGGCAGATGTTTGAGGGAGATGCAGAAGGTACAGTTATCACCCCAGACATAGATGTCTATTACATGATTATAGAACAAAAGTATTTAAGCCACAATACCCTATCACATGAAAATTACCACATGGTTAATGTAATAAAAAGTGACAGAGGTATTGTAGATGATGAAGCTGGAGCATGGTTATCAGGTCACATAGCTGAGTTTATTTACAAATTCATAGACAAGAAGCAGCTACCCGTTAAGCACTAATACATATCATTCATTTTGGCTTATATAATGCTTTTTGAGCTTCTTTTTTTAGCTCTTTTATTGTAAGTAACTTTGTTTATTTTTATTGTATCTAAATAAAACTTATTGCACCAATCCCTTATAAAAGCATCGTCATTTATGCATCTGTCTATAAAGCTATTATAGTCATCTGGCCAATTACCCTTAAATTCATTTGATTTTTTTATATAGAAATCGAATACATTATTCATATTATATTTGCAGAAAAATATCAACCTAAGTATAGTACCCATCATAATCATCTCCTCCGAATCCTTTATCCTATATACAGTCTTTCTTCCTACGTTAAGCATACTAGCTATTGTATTGTCGCAGAATCCTGTAGATGTTTTTATGTATTTATATATTTCATTTGGATTTGAAAGTGTCTTAATAGCCCCGTCTATATCAGACTTGTCAATAATACTCGGAAAGTTAATGCACTCATAAATATGACTACCACCATTAAATAGTTCTCCATGAAAGCTAGAATAGTATTTTATATACCATTTTTCTTTAATTGACAATTCATCTATTTCAATTTCATCTTCTATTATATCTACATAAGGCTCTAAGCCTAACTTAGATAGCTTTTTAACCCACTCATTAACAATCTTGTTGTGAGATTTAACTAAATGAGATAGAGGTCTACCAATACCTATAGTTGTTTTACCTATGTATTTATATACATCATTTCTTGGGTCTCTAAGACCATATATTAAGTTTGTGTATTTCATTGCACAAATATATGGAATTAATTAAAGAATATATATTAATGTGCATTTTATAGCACATTATATCAAAAAATAGTATGTAATGATGGTAATTACCGACTTAATTGCACTTTAGATTGTGCTATTTATACGTATAATTGTACATCAGAACGTACAAAAGTGAGGGTAAAAGTTGCCAAAGTCGGTAACAAAATGAAGCCAAAGGTAGTAGTTTTACTACCTTTATTTGATTTTAAATACAACTTTTGTAGTATCCCCTTCCTCATTCTTTAACGTAATGGATTCTATGATAAGGTCTTGGTATTCATGCTTTGGCCAAAAATGGTTAAGGTTATTACCTATCTCAATGTAAGGACCACCTGAAGGGTCTACCATGTTAATGCTATCATCATCTGCTATGCCATACCGCATCCATGAGCCTCCAATCATGGTAACCTCGTTGCCAATATGCTCAAAGATTATCTTATCTCTATACCTATTGTGGTATACGACTTTGTTATCTGCGCAGTCCTTACAATAAATATCTTCGGTAAGTCCAGTATTTATTATAACTCTGCAATTATTGCAAAGGGTAGCTCCCATGCCTCCGTTGTACTTATGTATTGGTTTTTTCATTGTTATTTGTTTTAAATTTCATAAATTGTGTGTGGGTGATAGTTAACGCAATACACTTTAACTACATCTATACTGGTCACTTCTTCATCATATCGTTTCATTGTATATGAATAAGAATAGTGTCCTTCGTAATCATCAGGATATTTTGTCATAAATGGAACAAACCCTAAACATTGGGCTTCTCCCTTATCTACACCATAATACTCATCTAATCCTTCTCTGAGCTCTTCAAATGATGAAGCAGATAGTATAGGTTTATACTCATCCATAGCTACATAAGTGACTCTCACTCTTGTTCCCATACGTTATTTAATTTAATTAGTTATATTTGCATTGTATTTAAACCCGTGATTTTTTATACAATCCGACAAAAAGAGAGTATGTAAAAGTGCTCTCTTTTTATTTGAATAGTATCTTAAAATAGTGCTTAATGCTCCACCACATTAATAATCTAAGAGTTGCCTTCTGATTTTTGTATGGCTTTTGGAAGAACAATGCATTGATTCTAATAACTTCCTCAATTGGATTTTTGTTGTCTACAAAAAGATGTTCTTTTCTGCCATCTAAATAATGACCAGTATGTATTTCAATGTATGGTTTTTCTTGGCTCATTTCTAGTTTGTATCCGTTGTCTGTTTGTGATGGGTAGCTCATAGTTTTATTTGTTTTTGTTAATTAAATTAATCCATATAATACAAGCTATTAAATAACTCATTGGGGTTTTATATCCTTCATATTTTTTACCATTAACAATAAATGTTACTGACTTTGGATACCATATTAATTCGGAACTTATTGTTTTCATTTGTTTTCTTTTAAATAATGTTCAACTACTCTCATAGAGCTAAATTCTTCTCCCAATGGGTTCTCCCACATAAAGAAGCCATCTATATCTGTTCCAGTTGAATAGTGTTTTAATACCCATCTTAATAGCTTAACCATATTACCTTGTTCTTCGGTAAATTCTATTTCAGGATTATCACATATCACACATAATCTAGGTTGTGGCTGTAAAAAATCATTTGAATAGACGCAGAAGTCTTTACATTTTTTCATATTTTATCTTTTAAATTATCTGGTAAAAAAAATCCAAACTCCCTGTATACTTTTTTGGCGATATTGGTACCCTTTTTCATACCCCTATATAATCCTATATAAAAAGATATTACACAGAAAAAGCCTGTAATTAATGCGTGAATCATAGTTTTTGTTTTTTAATTAAATAATATACCATATACCATATCCAGCATACTATATACCACAAGTAAAGTACCAGAATATGTAAGTAGTAATACACTATATTGAAATAATGAATAGGTGTACTTTAGTGCAACTTTCATATTGTTTCAGGTTTATAGGTTTGGTTGTAGTAATCTTCTCCATGTGAAATAGTATCCTCAACAAGACTATTCCTTAATTCATCTTCAGACATTTTATCAAGGTTTTCTCTATGTACTATTGTTTTAATAGAACAAGCATTACCTGCATCTATTATCTGCTCTTTTTCTTTTTCAAGTAGGTGTTTTGCTATTTCAATAGATGTTTCTAAAGTAGCTACACATTGGTACATTTTAGCATTTTCGTAAACCTCTCTTTTTGATATTAAATCATCTAACATCATTTGCATTGCGGTTATCATAGGTTATAGGTTTCGTTGTAGTATTTTTCTGAACTAAAGTTCCAATTCCAACCACTTTCAAAAGCAGTTTTTATCTGCTCTTTTTCTTTTTGAAGAAAGTCAACTTTATCTTTATCAAAATTTGTCAACTCGTTAATGTAATAATCCTTTTCTAAATACTCAATTAATTCTTGCATTGCTGTTTTCATAGGTTATTTGTTTTAGTTATATTTGATTGATTGTAACACTTCATACCAATATTCAATATCTCCAGCAATAATTGTATTGCCTAAATCACTTGCACCTGTATGACATGTTAATCTGTCAATCATCTCGTTTGCTACTATTCTTGCACATTCTTTAGCCTTTCTTAAAATTGATTCTGGATATTCTGTGTTAGTTAGCATTGAGCTACCAACATATCCATTTACATAAGGCTTAAATTTTTCTACTAATTCTGTTGCTTTTTCTTGTGGTGTCATAGGTTATTTGTTTTAATCTTTTATAAATTCTTTTGTTATTGATTGTTCAAGTCCTTCAAGTACCTCAACGCTATTACATTCAACAATAATTTTGCAATGAGGGTGATAGTTATTATTTAAATACTCAATTAATGGCTTTGCAGCTTCTAATAATAAATCTTCATTCATAGGTTATTTGTTTGGTTATAGGTTTGGTTGTAGTATTCATCTCCATATGAAATAGTATCCTTAACAAGACTATCCCTTAATTCATCTTCAGACATTTCATCAAGTTTTTCTCTATGTACTATTGTTTTAATAGAACAAGCATTACCTGCATCTATTATCTGCTCTTTTTCTTTTTCAAGCAGTTTTTTAGCTTTATCCATAATTGTTAAATTTACATATGGGGTATTATTAGTGCTTTCTATAAATTCAATTAATTCTTGCATTGCTGTTTTCATAGCTCTTGTATTATGTCATAATAAAATGAATTTGTATCTTCTGCTACCCATCTATCCGATTGGTTTTCTACGGAAGGAAGTTCAGTATCTACCTTAAACTGCTTCAAATCATCTGGTAGTGGCTTGGTTACAAAGTTGGAGTCTTTCCAGAATATTCTATTGTTCGGCATACACAATAAGTATCCGTCATCAGACTCTAATACATGGCCGCATTTATAATCTGAGGGTTCATCGCTATACGGATTATTATACCAG